TGCGTGCAGCATGTTCGGAACGTATTCGATAGAACAGGTTGGAGGAAGGTATTGTTTCAGGGTTCAACGGTTTTACGAGAACCGCAGATTTGAATCTGAGGAAGAGGCAATCGAAGCAGCCCAGCAAGACTACGATAAACGTGTTAAATCAGGGTTGAAATATGGGGGCGTGGAATGAAAACGATTTCCGTAATTTGCCTAACGCTGGTTGTCGTCCTTTTGATTGTTGACATAAAACAAGGAAAAGATTTGGCACTGGATATTGCATTGTTTTTTGCTGTTTTAAACTGGCATGTATCGGAATGCCAAATTGCAAAACTGAAGCAAAAGCTATTGGGGGGCATGGAATGATTAAGACGATTAATGCAAACGTTGTTACGCCGCAAATGTGCAAGCCGTTGGGGTTTTACAATGAACACTCTATCGGATGGGTGCGGGCAATATTGGAAGCAGCGCCGGACGTGAAATCGGAGCCAATCGGTACTCTAATCCTCGGCGGAATTGCCGGAAACGAATACAACGAAATCGAGCTTGATTTGAAATCAAAAGCGCTTAAATCGTTGCAAAAAAATCTTGTGACAAGTAATAGTCCTGTTGTTTTGGAAGTCTACGCGCACCCACCCGCAGCATCTAACGGATGGATACGTGCTATCGATGAAGCATTAGTGTGCTATCACTTGGATGTAGCCAATGCTGATGATAATTATGAAGTAGCCAAGGATAAGCTGAATAAGCTGCTGTGTATCAACCAAGACATTCATCACTACTTCAAAAAGAATGACGTTATAAAGCGGATTCGGGCGCTTGAAATTGCAGAACCAATGGGCTGGATGGATAGGTGCCATAACACTGTTGTTGCAAAAATCGTTGAGCTGATCGAGGTGGCGAAATGCACAACACAAAACGATTAGACTTGATACACGCTCAACTTGAGTGCGCCGATATGTCGATTCAAGCAGCTTTAGGTAATTTTACTGTAATTGCCGGTGGCTCATACATTGGCAGCCTACAAGAGTATCGGCGGCTTGTAAGACTGCACCTCAGATTGCAATCGATAATGCGAGATATTGCCAGGGGGCGCGATCGGGAATTGTTAAAAATTAAGGGGGCGAAATGATTGAATATACACAAGAAGAATTCGACGAGTTTAAAAAGCTTGTCGAAACGGCAGAAAGCCGCGACCAAATGGACAGGATAGAATCACGTTTAAAAATGCCTAAATTCGTCGAGAAAGCAGGAAAAGCGAAATGTGACGAAATGTTTAAAGTATTGTGCAACGAACCGACGAGGAAGGGGCGCAAATGAACGGCACGCTATGGGCAATCCATGTGCCCCGGCCCCTCCGCTATCACATCCCCAAGCCATCCCCACAAAAAACCATTGGCGGCCGTCTTGATTATGTATATACTAATCTCATCGGCCAGCATGTCGCGGGCCAGTGCTTAAGAGGGTTTCACATGGTAAACGAATACTGGATTGTTTCCACCCCCGGCGCCGGATCGCGTGAAAACGCGTTCAACATTCAAAGATCATTCACTGATCAAACCGAAATGAAAAACCACATTTTGGCCATGGAAGCCCAAGGGTGGAAACAAAATTTTATAAGCTTCCGAAAGGAATGCGCGATCACGGGAAGATCGCTACTCCCTAGTGACAATCAGGCCGCGTAAGCGGCCTGAGCCAGTAGGAACACCAAGGGGCAACACATGAAATGCCATTGCTGCGGGGCCGACATTACCGCCCCCCAGTTTCACGAAGGGAAAGTCTACGGGTGGTCGTGTATCAACCGCGTCGCGCCGGGCAAGCGCCGCCGCATGGCTGATATCGGAAAACGGGATTGTCCAGCTTGAAGTCATGGGGGAACGCGGCCCAGTGCCGGCATGGAAAAGCATTCAGCCGCAAATGTACAAATAACAAAAACCCCTTGCATCCGTTTTGAATTTGTATATACTGGATTCATCGGCAGGCAATAACGCAGGCCGATGAACCGAGGGACAGCACATGATTACCGACAACCAAGCCGCCTTACAAGAAGAGGAAACCACAATGTTTATCAATTGGAATCGGTTTAACGGCGTTTTTGTCGCAACTTACGCGCAAGCCGAAGGCTACGCGGGCGACCTGCCCGACCTGATCGGAGCGGTACAAAATGAAGGCGCAGCGGTTTCGTGCCCGCTGGAAGGGGCAAAGGATGCGCTTTGTGATGGGGAGTTTTTGGCGGCTGTTAAGGCTGACGAAGAAACGGTGGAAATCATCTACAACGCGATCCTGCAAGCCGAAGACAAAGCGTAACCAAACCGCCCCGGTTCGCCGGGGCCACAACCAAGGGGGATGAATGAACACGACAACATTAGAGTTGGCAATGCTGGACAAAATAGCGCACTCCGAGTATCAGCCAGCAAACGGTGCCACGCCGAAAACGTTTGATGATACGGACGCGGTATGGTCGCGGTACATCATCGAAACGCCGGAGGATAAGGGCGTTTTTTCTTCGCTTATGAAAAAGGGCCTTGTCCGGCATGACGGGCACGGAAAAAGCGATAACGTTTGCTGGCTGACCGTTTCGGGGTTCAATGTGTGGAAGGCTTCCAAGGGGGGCGCATGAGTCACCCAAAGCACGGGGGCGCCCGCCCCGGATCAGGCCGCAAGCCGAAAGAAGGGGGATACAACAAGTTGCTGACGATGCGAAGCAACGCCGCCGAACTTGAAAAATTTGCCGCTATCGGTGGCGCCCGGTGGCTACACGAAGCAATCGCCAGCGAATACGCCCGGCAGTCTGTCGACGCCGCGCCAGAAGCCCCGGATAAGGCGCAAGAGCGCTTGCCGGGCGACGCCTGCAAAGTCATGGCCGCCAGCGTTGACGCCGCCCCTGTCTGACGTTGAGCAGACGGTACACGTCACAGTGAGAATGACGCCAACACAAAGGGAAAAACTCAAAGCGCTTGGAGGGTCGGAATGGCTTAGGGCGCAGATTGACAAAGGGGCATAGCGCCCCATTTTTCATATCAGCTCGAGATGCGGGCCGATGGCGTGCAACCAGCGCCGTGCTTGAGTTCGCTTGTTTGCGATTGGTCATGCTTCGTCACCGTTTGCCGCACTCAGTGCGGTAAAAGTGCTAGGCGAGAACACAAATACGATGGTAGTTATTGAATCGAATTTTGATCAGCTTACGCCTGAGCAGTTGCGTGCAGGGAAGATGCCGGGGGGTAAGTCGTGAAAATCACTAGAGAACAAATCATTTCGATTTTTGACAGGCATCGCGATATTCGACATGAAATCGCTAGACAGCTTATGTTCGATGCACTCCACAGAGTGGCTTTTGAAAAGATGGAAGAAATCAAAGGTGAGTACGCCACAGAATTTCGTCTGAATCTATATGCCATCCCTGCTGATCAAATATATTATGTGATTGAGCAGGAAGCCATGCGAATAGCGTCAATCATGTGCGGAAAAATTGAGAGGGCGAAATGAGCGAGCTTAAACCGTGTCCTTTTTGCGGAGCACAAGCAAAGCTAAGTTATACAATGGGAAACGAACGGTATAACCAAAGCTGGGTTGTTGACTGTACAACGTGCGAATGTAGGGGGAAATTATTTGTTGGCTCGAATTCCTGGGAGCAAGGCAAAGAACCGCGAAAGCTTGATAAGAAAGCAGAACATGACGCAGTTGAGTGGTGGAATCGTCGCGCCGCTATGCCTGATGACCTACGCGCCGATGTGTTGGCACTACTTAGCGAGTTGGAAAGCTATTCAGTTGATGCACATCTAAGCACATATGGGCATGAGCTTAAAAAGCGGATTAGCGAAAGGCTGAGGGGGAGTGAATTGGCCGACGAATTGCTGGGGAAATATTCCGGCATGGAAAATACAGACCACGGCGGCGCGGATTAATAACGGCGGGAACAAAAAATGAACGCGCTAATCAGAGCAGAAGAAGCAATGCAGATACTCAACATCAAGCGCAGCAAATTCTACGAATTGCAGGCGTCAGGCGTCATCACATACGGACTGCGGACGCCAGGCGTGGCGCGGGTTCCGTGGACTATTGAAGACTGAGGCGAACCGGCGCAAACCAACTATCTCTACCCTCCTAAGGGGAAGGTCAGCCGTTCAAGTCGGCTCGGGCGCACCAGATTCTGCGCGGCTTCCAGCCAGATCGACGACAAGCAAAAATCCGCGAGCCACACTTCGAGCCACACCTCGAAAGAAGCGCGGCCCCGAGTCCACCGGCAGACCATGGCCGCATAGAGATAGACAGGGCTGACGTTAGTTTTTTGGGAACCGCTTCCGCACTTCGGTTTCGACAGTGCGACGAATGAACTGCAGCCCGAGAACGGACACCACCGCCGCGACAGGTACCGCCGCGCGCTCGTCGAACCCCAGCAGCCACACACCGCCCTTGTACGTACCGAAGAACAGCAGCGGCATCAGTAGCGTTTCGGCGATATCCCTGCGCCAGTTGTGCTTTTTGTCGTCATATACAACTTTAAGGCCCGCGATAAGAAAGGCCATGACCATGCCCTGCCCTTCCGCACTCAGTGCGGCCCAGTAATCGCTAAACGTTTGGATGAATTGTTGATCGCTCGGTGGCTTGTCCATCAAGGCGCCTTATGTTGGTTTATAATCCACGTAGCCGAGGGTGTTGCCCGCGTTGTCATAAACAAGAAAGCTCCCCGCGACCGACCCGCTACCAGCGACACCAGCACGCTGGTTAGCGATGGATAAACTGTTCCCCTCCATCGTTAGGACATTGAGCGTTGCGCCACCGGCTTTTCCGTAACGGGCGACCGACGGCGACTTGATGATGTTCATCAGCGCATCGATGGTTGATGTGCCGGCCGCGTAAATCGATGTCCCGACCGTCGACTTGCAAGTAACCCCGACGGCTTGCACTTCGGACGTGCCCGCACTGTAAATACCGAAAGAACCGCCGCGCAGCAACCCACCGTTGACGACGTGATCGGTGCCGGACTGAAATTGAATGCACGCATCAGTGGTGCCACGGATGCGCGGCGACGAGATCGTGACCTCTTCGCCGTTGACCAGAATACCCTGGTTGCGCGATCCGCGAATCGCAGGCGTCGTTATCGTCACGCCGCGAGCAATGCCCGAGCCCGCATTTCGGACGTCGATCGCGGCCCCGTCGCCCTTGTTGAGACTCGTCTCGGCGTACATAACGACGCCGGTAAGTGTCGTATTGATCAGGTCGCCAGCTGTCGCCGTCGGCACGCCGATCTGTATGCCGCCCGTATTGCTTGCATCCCAGTTATAAACCGATATCCCGTTGATTTGGTTACCGTAGCAAGAATCTGCCGACGCGTTGGTGATTGCCGCACCGGCCGCGCAGTTATACGAGTTGCAACCTTCGATAATCGAGAAATTCGACGATTCGATAACGAAAGCAGTGTCGGTGCAGTTTGCGGCCGTGCAGTGCGAAATCAGGTTATTCCAGCCCGATGTGAAAATCCCGTCGCTTGCGTTTGTGCCGGATGTGCCGCCGCAGTCTTCGAGCGTTGCCCCGAAAATCTTGCAGCGAATTGACGCACCCGCAGCGACAAGGCCGACAGCGGGAATACCACCATAGCCGAGGGTGTTTCGAGCTTTGCAGACAAGCATCTCGCAATCGGTGCACGACAAGAAGCCGGCGCCCATGAAACGATGCGCCTGCACTCCAACACGGTTGGCTTGGTTGGCGTCAAATTCGAGTTTTTCAAATTTTATTCTGCTGCGGGATGTGGCGAGCATCATGTATTCGAATGATGTGCCTGCCTTTGCGATCAGTTTCGCGTTGCCTTTAATCGTGAGGTTGTTGCGCGGAATTGTGATCGCGGCGCTGATGACGCATACGCCTGATATCTCTATGGTGCTGTACTCGGCTGCGGCATCTATCGCGGCCTGAATCGCTGCAGTGTCGTCTGCCACCCCGTTGCACACTGCACCGTAATCGCGTACGTGGATCGTGTCGCCCATTTTTGCACTTGCTTCACGCTCGACCGCGCCGGTGCCAGATTGTAAAAACGTGCCCGCCGACACGGTCGACGAAACGGCTTCGAGCGCCGTGCCTGCAGCGTTCCACCGGATATACTGCGACGCGCCGGGGGGGGGGAACGCTAGTCCTGCCAAGGTGGTCGCTATAGACAGCAATGGCGCTCGGCCGATCTTCTCGGCCACTTGCTGAATCTGCATCGCCAGCGAATCGAGGTCTCGGTTTACGGTATCAGAGCGAAAGCTCCCCGCATTCTGATAATCGAACGCAGTACGGCCGTAGTCCATGTCGCGCATGATGATGACTTCTGAATCAGCGGGTGGCGTATCAGTGAAAACGACGTTTCCGCCGTCTTCTTCGTCGACGCCCGTAACGGTGTAATCAGTGGTGAGCACCTGCAGATCCTCGTCGACATAGACGAGCAGGTCTGCAGAGGACAGGATTCTGAAGGGGTATGCGAAGGTGTCAGACGAGCCCGACGCGGTGTAGGTGACTCTGGTGTCTTGTGCTGGTACCGTCATTTGCCCTCGCGTTGCGCGGGCTATGAGTGGTCGATCTGGTATTCAAATCCGCCCGCGTCTGGTTCCCAATGGTCGCGTTTTGGGCTATTCGATTTCCTTAATAAATGACCAACGCCCAGTCGCACCGGGGTGGCTTTGATAGCCCCGGCACCCGAGTCGAGATAGTCATCGGGCTGGTCTGTAACGGCGGGGTTGAAATCCTTCATCTGATCCCACAGGGGGCCGTTCAGCACGTCGACGTGAGCCCACAGGAACTGTGACGACAGCGGGGCCTCGATGGCGTCAAGGATCCGTTTCTGCTTGTTGGTCGTTTGGAACTGCTCGATAACAGCACACGCAATATCGCGTTTTGCCAGATGAGCACGCAGCGCCGCCGGCACAAATCCGCCTGGCCCGTTCGTTTCTACCGTCACTGAGCCCAGCGAATACCGCGCAACATGATCGCAGACTTCCTTACATTGGGCGTCAAGATCCCCGGAAAGACCTGCGCACACATGCCAGTACAATCGCCCCAGGCTATCGGTGAAGATGACCGACAGCGCAGACGCGTCGGATTTCAGCTTGCCCAGTGACACATCCCAGTACGTTGATGCGCCTACAACCTGCACGCCACCCAGGAACATCGCTGCATCGTCGTTTGCCGTCACGATCCGGGGCTGCATGTCATAAGCGAGCAGGCGCTCAGGATCCAACCGAACAGAGCCAATAGGTTTGCTGTGTAGCTGGTACTGCGAATCCCACTCGTTGATCGTGCGGCACTCTTTGCGCCGATTTATCAGCTCCTTGTGCGTGAATCGCTTCGGCCATGCGCACCCGGCATAACAGTCGATTATTGCAGCGGGGGGGTCGGCAAATTCAATGGAGCCGTTTTGGTACCGGTAATCCTTGCCATGTTCAAGCACCCGAGTAAATTCGCCGATCCCGGCAAATACTATTTCCGGCAAAAATGGTATGACAAACTCGCGCACGCTGCCCGGCTCTATTCGAAGTTCATGCTCAAACATTTTGATGGTGAGGCAGTCCGCACCCATGCGCTCGACTTCGTCATATAGCGAATCATGCGTGTGAGGGGTGCCGATGTAGAGCTTCCTTCCGCCAGGCACAAGGATGTGTGTCTGCTCGCTCAAGCGATACCGCATTTTCGCCCTCGCCTCAGGGGTGGCTATATTGCGCGGCACCTCGACGTCGTCGTTCTGCACCTCGTCGGCACGCGAGCTTGTGATGTTTGATGTAATGCCTGCTGCCTGCATGGACGGGTTACGCTCATCGGTCGATCCTGGCACCCACCAGAATGCGACGTCGCCCCGCATGCCCTGCGCCAGGTGAGCGGTCAACGGGTGCTTTGATATGACCGACTTGGTGTCGCGGCTGGTTTTGTATGCCGTGCCGTCCTGGTCGCCTTGGTGCAGGATACGAAACGTTTGGTCGAGGTAGTACAGCCACGCATTATACACGGCCAATATCGTCGACTTACCGAATCCGCGAAAGCACCGCAACACGGCCACGTCGCCCCGATGCTCAAGCCAGTGGCAGGCCGCAATATGGATGTCCGGCACATCCCACCGCATGCGATCTGCCCACATCATGAAGAACGCGGCGAACGATACTTTCATCAGTGCGTATTATCTTTCGGCCTATAGGGTTGCGTCGGCTTGCGATACTTCTCGGCGAGGCCACCACTCAATGCATCGGCGACCTTCTTCTCGTACTTCTTGATAGTCTTCTCGATGCTCTTGTCCTCGCCGGTAGTGACCGACGTAGAGCCACGACGGGCTAGCACGTTTTCCATCTTCTCGTACAGTGCGAGCTCCGCCGCCTTGATCTTGATCGTCCAATAACGGTCTGACCGAGTGTCCCCGTTTTCCCAGCCTGCCCACTGCTCAATGGGTTGCTGATCAAGAAACTGATCGAGCACGGTCTCCTGCATTTCTTCCAAGCGTTTTCTTTGGTCGTCTCTCATGCTGCGTTACTCCGGCAAAACGTCGTCAGGTTGCCACCAAAATTCTTGCCCGTAGTTTTTGCGGGCATTCGATTTCACGCGCGACAAATACCCAGGCGAAAGCGCTTCCTGTACCTGGTTGAAAAACACATGATCAGTAATCGCTTTCGTGTACCACAAGTTGGCGAAGGGGGTGTGCGATTTGGCAAAACGAAATGCCATCGCGCCCGCGTCCTCGCCCTCTTTGTGCTTGATGTTCCCATAGATCGAATACAGCGATTCAACGTCGCCAAGCATTGGGCCGCCGAGAATCCCTGCAAAACTGCTGCCGTATTGCGTCTGGTCGGCAAGGATAAAATCGCCGTAAATGCCGAGCCCGCCGCCCTTCAGGAAAGCGCGTTTCCAGAAATCGAAGTTGTCGATATCCTCCGGCTCACGACCTGACATAATTGCTCCAAGCTGCGTAGCCATCGCCCCGAGCACGGTAGTGGACAGCATCAGCATGCCGATGTACTTCACCTTGCCTGCACCTGGTTGTGCCAATCCCCGGCGCCAATGCCGCATGGCCATCGCCACCGAGAACGACTTGAACTGCCAAAACGAGCGGCGAATCTCACTGCCGAGAGTACCTTTCGCCCCATCGCCAAACATGAATGCCTTCTCGCGCGCCCCCGGTTCAATGATTGCGACCGAGGTTTCGGACAGCACATGCCCCATCAGCTTGGTTGCAGCTTGGTCACGCAAGCGCTGCGGTGTGGTGCCGTTCGCTTGGGCAAGTGCGTCGAGGTCAGCATCTGAAATCCGGTAAATCGATTCAGCGGTCAGCACCGTGTCGCCTGCGCCGCGAAAGTCTTCAGGCTGTGCCAGTCTCCATACCGACCAATCGAGATCGGTAATGCCGGCACCACGAAGCAGACGGGCATCCTCCGGCAACAGGTCGGCAAGGGTTTGTGCCGTGCGTGTCATGGTGCCGAGCGTGTCGAGCATGACCGAGCCAAACGCCCTTTGTGCGCCTTCCATTAGTGCATTCATGCCCGACAGCTGCATGACCTTTTCTGCCATCTTGTTGGAATATTTCGCCAGTCGGCTTGATACCTCGGCAACGTCGCCCAATCCATCAGCGCCCCAGCGAGACAAGCTGCCCAGCATCTGCTCTACGCCCAGGCCAGCACGCCGCGCGAGGACGCGGTGCTCAGGGTTAGCAGGGTTCAGAAACTTGATCTCATTGCTGAATATCTTGGCCACCGGCAAACGGTTCATGCCGGCAACGGTCGCCATGCTGCCCTGGTCGGTAATGGATGTGATCGCCGCCGATCCCAAACGAGCGGCGACGTTAAGCGACCGATACGCCGCAAAGTTGTCGGCCAGTCGACGCGAAACCGGTGGGGGCCTGACGCCTGCGACCTCCGCATAAAGCCCCTCGATTTTGGTGCGCTCTTTCTGGATGCTTTGCTCATCGACAGGGTTTGCCATGGTTGCCGCTTTCTGCTCGCGGTCCAGGAAAAGCTTTAGCGTGTTGGTAGGGTTTGGCCCCAGGTTCTCAACGAGCGCAATGTCCTTCGACATTCCGTCGATATGCCCGAGCATAGTATTGATCAGATCCCGCTCGCCGAACTCCTGCTGATACCTGATCCACGCGTCGCCATCGCGGAAATGTACCTGCCGGTGCTCGCTGCCCCTGTTTGCCCTGGCACCGGTGCCGCCACTCTTGCCTGGTTCCAGCTTGTTGACGCCATTGGTTGCAAGCGTTGCCCAGGTCGATTCCAGAAAATCGGTGAACTGCACGTCCGACATGCGGGTGCCGTCCGGATTGGTGTACTTGTTGCGATCCAGCAACGGCCGCACGAAGTTTACCCATGCCGAAATCCCTGCCGTCGCGATCTTGTGTTGTGAGTGCGAGTGCGGCACACCCCAATCTTCAAGGTGTCCAATGTTCCCGCCCGCACTATTGAAACGTTGCCGGTTCTGCTCGGCAATGTCGCGGAAGGCTTGCGCCACGCGAGCGGCATCGGCGTTGCCAGTGCGTTGACCGTGGGCCTCGCGCACAATGTCTTGTACGCCCTGGTCTGTACCGAATAGACGCCAGCCCGCCCCGTTGTTGTCGTCCATGGCATCGGCCAGTCTCGCCACGCCATAGGCGCGTATTGCTCTGCGCTGCGCCTCGATGGACATAACGCCAGACTTCTGGTCGGCATCGAAGGCCATCAGACGATTCAGCACGCCCATGCCGCCATGCGGTGAGGTGCTGATCATGTCCTCGATGCGTTGGTGCGCCAACACGGTCAATGCGGCGTTGCGCTGCTTGAGTGCTACCTCAGCCTGCAAACGCTGCCCTGCAATGGTCGCCGCTTGCGTCAATCGCTGCGCCTCAGTCATGCCGGCGAACGCTGCCGGATCCTGTGACTGCAGCTGACGCATAGCGAGCCGCAAATTCTCCATGATCTGCTGATCTTCTGCCGCCCGTAGTGGTCGCCCGATTGCCTGTTGAACTGCTTGAACGCAACGCGGTTTCATTTAGCCCCCTAAGTAGCACGTTACTGCAGCCATGAATCCTTCGGCCTCTTTCTTGGCCTGCTGCATTTCTTGTTCGATTTGTTTCCACGCCTCGCGCACATCAACGATCATCGGGTTAGCCTCGTCGCCGAGGTCGATCACTGCCCCTGCTGGCTGTCGCTCGATGGCTGCGCGGGCTGCTGCGATTTCCGGTTCCTCGGCTGCTGCCGTTTTCCCGACGGGACTTCCCGTCTTACCGTCGGCTTGCGTAGGTGTGGTGGTATCCGGTTCAGCTCTGGTGGCTGGCGCATCTGCTCTGGCGGTATCGGCAACGGGTGCAAGCTGGCGTGCTGCCTCAACAGCCCGAATGTAGGCAGGCGTGCGTTTGTATTGCTCAATGCGGGACAGCATGGCCTCGGCCTGTGCTGACGTGTCGTGCTTGGAGAGACGGTCTTCGATGGCCTTGATGCGCTCGTCGATGGGTGCGAGATCCTGCGCGCGGATGTCCTCTGCCAGCTTGAGCGCTTCTTTCACCTTCTTGCGGGTGCCCTTCAGCGCATCTTTGGCCGTGTCCTTGTAGGATGATGCTGGCGTGTCGACGATGGCCTGCCGTTTTTGCTGCAAGTCTGCGAGCTCGGCAGTGAGTTGCTTCACCTCACCCCGTTTCAGCTTTTCACCCGCGATAGGCAACAATGCGTCATAGGCGACTTGGATGTCATCAGGTGTCGCAAAGTCGACGTTATCCTTGAACGTGTCTTTGCCGAATAGCTTTGACGCCTCGTTGACGATGGCATCGGCTTCGGAATACTCGCCCAACAAGGAGCGCAATGTCGGCACCACTGTCGCCTCTGGCACATCAGCGCGCGGCATGAACGAAGCACCTTCGATATGCGCAGCTACGTCGACCGGCTCGTTCCGCATCATCTGCTCGAGTGCCGTGTTCATGGCGTTGTTGTGCATGGCGAGATCGACGTCGCTTGCCGGTCTGCCTGGTGCCGATTCGTCCCAGTTGCGAGCAGCGTTCGCGGTGAGCAGTGCGGCGCGTTCCTCGGGTAGCAGTCTAGTTTGTGGGGGTGGCGTGTCACCCGGGGCGGTTGTGTCTGCAGGTTTTGGCCCGTAGTGTGCGACGGCGCCGAAGGCGGCACCCATCAGCACATCAATGGCGCGCGCTTCCAGGTCAAAGGGGTTGAACTGTTTTGCCTGCTCGGTGTATCCGCCCTGCTCGAGCACGGCCTGCGATGCTGCAGCGGCAGGAACGTTTGTGGCAAGGTTACCAGCAGCGCCCGACGCCATCTTTGCGCCGAGAGACGTGCCGACCGTGCCCAGCCTGAAACCGACTGCAGTCGCCAAGCCCTGGGCGCCTCCGACCATTTGTGCCGTCGTAGAGTCGACACCTTGATCGACGAGCTCGGCTGCAGTGCCAACTTGCTGACGCAGCATCATCAGCGCAGGATGGCCACCGGTAGCTGCCAGTTGAACAATCCCACCAGCAACAGGCCCGAGCACGCGACCCGCTGCCCCGGTGGCTGCAGGTGATGGCTTCCAATACTCGACCGCTGACTTGGTGACATCGTCGACCGCTTCAAAGTACCGATCGGCCATAGAGCGGCTCGACAGGTTATCGGCGCCCATGACTTTATCGAGCACGACAGGAATCGCCCCGCCTGCGATGGCCACCGATCTGCCTGCCGCTGCCAGCTCAGACATGAACAAGCCACCTGTGCCGGCAAACATTCCAGGGTCTGCGTTTTCGTCGATCTGCTCAGGCGTAGCAACATTCTGCTGCATGTAACCCTGCAGCTCACGCTGGCCCCTGGTGTCGAGCTCAAAACCAAACGACATACGCTACTCCCCAACGTCGAGAATCAGCGGCTGCCCGTTCTGCCCGGGCAAAACCTTGTTGCCGGCAAACACCGCATACTTGCCGCTGCCGACTGGGCGCAGACCGAACACATCCAGCGGCGTGCCATCCATGCCAATGCGCTGCGATTCCACCTGCCAGGCCGTTTCCAGCTTGTTCGAGAATTCAGACTCAGACATTCCAAACGGCGCCAGCACGGTCGTATCACCTGCGTCATATTTGGCTCCAACGATCACGCCGATGGCCTCTTTCATCAGCTTCGTATTGAGTTCCTTGCTCGGCGAATCGCGCTCAGAAACCGCACCCACGTAATAAGCGCGGACAGCCTGCAGGTCAGCCTGAAGCGCATCAGGGCGATCTCGGTATGCGTTACCAACCTGCGAACCGAACTCGGTCTGAAACTTATCCATTGAAGGTATTTCGAATGATCGGTCATTGATAACTCGCTCCCCTTTCAGTATGGTCGATGCAATTGCATCTGGCTTGAAGGTTTGCGACGCACTGAACAACCCGGCGTCGTATTCAACATCGGTATCAGTTGCGGCCACCATTCCGGCATACGACATAACTGGAGCCTTGGGTGCGAGCTGCGCCAGTACTGCCTTGTAAATCTGCGGATCGTCGCCCGATACGGCACGCAGAGAGCGCAGAATGTTCTGCTTTTCTTCGATGGTTGCCTCTTTGCTGGCAAGGTAGCTGCCGAGCTTTTCGGCCTCGTGCGGTTTAAGTAGCGCGTTATCGATGCGGATGCCGTTCTGCTTTTCCAGTGCAGCGATTTCTGCGGCACGATTCTGCAGCGACTCGGCAATTGAACTTGCCGCCGCTGGTGCCGCAGACAAATCGGTCAGCGCATCGATAGGCAGATCCTCGACTGGAACACCGGTTTTGTTCTGCACATATTCCAATGGGTTTTTGGTGAGGGTATTCAGGTTTGCGTTGATCGCATTCGATAGCTGTTTTGCCCGAGCAACTTGTGACGCACTATCAGCGCCGGCCATAGCCTCGCGTTCTACCCTGGCCGCGAGCTCGACCTGCTGACCGATGGGCATTTTCAGCACTGCCTGCACTTCCTCGGCGAATTTGAGCCGGCCTGTGAACTCAGTCTCGAATGCCGTACCCTGCACCGCTGATCGCGCCCGCTCGATGGCTTCCTGCGATGGTGTGGCACCTGTTGCAATCAGCGAATCGAACTGCATCAGCGCCCGCTCGGCTTTCACTTCTGCCCGCTGCGCTGCGAGCTCCTGACGCTGCTGGATCCTGTCCAGGTCATAACTCACGGACTTGAGCAGCGCATTACGCTTCTCGGTGTCCATCTTGCCGGTGTAGTAGCCATTCTCGGCGGTCAGGTCGTATTGCATCTGTTTCAGGCCGGCAACGTCGTTCGATACCTCGGCTTTCATTGCCCGCTCGCTTGCGTGCTGATACCAGCTCGTGTCCTTGAAGTCTTGTATGTACTTCGAAGCCTGACTGTCGTCGATACCTGCCCGCTTTGCCATGACGGCCAGCACATCGGCCTTGGCGTTTATCGCCTCGATGTCGGCCCCAGGCAGTTGCCGCTGTTTGCCGAGTGTGTCGAGACCCTGCACAAACTGGTTTTTGTAGTCGGTTTGCTCTGCTTTTAGCGCGAGCGCCCCAACGTCTTGCTTGTAGCGAGCAGCATTCCGAGCAATGAGCCCGTCGAAATGTTCTGTACCAACAGGATCAAGGCCGTCGATTTTCTCGCGAGAAAACGTGCCAATCTTGTTGTCGTAATAACTTTCCGCATCCTGGTATTTAAGCTCGCCAGAGTCGATCTTTTTGCGGATCTCATCCACCGTCTCAGCTGCAAACAATTCATGCTTGTACCCTTCGTTGACGGCTTTGGCCCTGGCCATTTCGGCTTTTTGCTGCTCGCGGTAATCGCCGACAGCTGAAATGGTTTGCCCGAGTCCCTGAATCGCCCGCGCCATGCCCTGACCAAAATCGCTAGACGCAGAACCCGGCGAGACTTGCCCCGGTGTTGATCGC